TGAGAGGAAAACTACATGCCCGATATGACGCAAGCAGTACCCGGACTCCTGGCGCAGGTGCATCCGGCCCACACGCACAGCCATGACATCATGGCTTATGTCACCGAATTGGAATACCGCGTGTCCCTTTTGGAACAGGCCATCGTAAAGATCGTGGGCGGCGGACAACAGAAGTTCAACGAACAGCCCGATCAAGCGCCCTACCCGTTCCCCGAAGGCGACGGCCTGGGCGGAATCGACCCGGTACGAACCGACGACTACGGCCAAAAGACGGCCAATCCCGATACAACGCAGAAAGGTTACGGCGACCCACAAAAGTTGCACGCCGAGAACTTCCCCGGCCAGCAAGGATACGGCGTCCCGCAAACGAACGAGGGAGCCCCAGGCCGGCAACAGGACGCGCGCACAGCTTTCGGCGGCCAGATCACGCATGACGTCCAAAACGATCCAGCGCATCCGACCGACGTTCGGCGCGCACCGAGAGAGGGAGCCTAAGTGTCCTTCCGCCCCGAAGATTACGGCGGCCAGCAAACGCTGAACACCGAGGGCGTACAAGCCCTGCTGCGCGACATCCGCGCCACGGCCGGCCGCAAGAATCCGGAGGTGCGTGGAATCAACATCCACAACCAGATTCTCGCCAAGAACAACGGATTCCCGAAGTTCCTGTATCCGCCGGCCGATTCCAATAACGAGCCGGTTTTCGTGCTCAAGCAGGAAGAAGAGGATGCGCTTGTGGCCCGCGGATACACCCGCGAGTACACGCACCGGGAATTTCCGAAGGCCATCTACCGGCGCAACATGCACCCCAAGTTCGCCGGGTTGCTCGATGACGGAACTCCGGACCCTGCCGTCACTCCCTACGTGGAAACACGCATCGTGAAGGATGAGAAAATCCTGGCGGCGCTGATGAAGGCCGCTCCCGGCAAGGAAACAGGACCATGGGTTTCCAGTGTTTCAAAGCTTGAGCCTCTGCCCGAAGACGCCGAAGACCCGGCGCTGGTAGTGGCGCGCTTGCAGGGGCAACTGGACGAGGCGCAACGCAAGGCCGACCGCGCCAAGGGGTAAACCGTGGCGAGTATCACTCTGACGCAGGTCGCGCAGTTCGCGGCGCTGGAACTGGGCGTGCTGGACTCCGGCGAGGGGCTGTCCGCGCAGCAACTCGCCGATTTTCTTTACAGCATCAATGCGGCCATCGACAACCGCTCCAGCGAACAGGCAGAGGTGCTGTCCGTCCTGATTGCGACATTTGTGCTCACCGCGGCACAGCAATCGTATACCATCGGCACCGGCCAGAACTTCAATACCGCGCGCCCGGTGGCGATCACTGCGGCTCAGCACATCCTGACCGTTAGCGCGCATCCCTACGAGACTCCCATCGAGGTTCAGCACGCTCGCCAGTGGGCAGCCAACATGGACCGGGGCAGTAGTTCGCTCGTGGTGCGCAAGCTGTTCTATGACCGCCAGTTCCCGACCGGCAACGTTTACCTCTCACCGATCCCCCTTACAGCCAGTTCTATCGAATTGACGATGTGGCAGCCTCTCGGCCAGTTCGCGGACGCCACAACGCCGCTCACCGTTCCGCCTGGCTACAGCGATTGGTACAACCTGCTCGGCTGCATCTGCATGGCACCCCAGTTTGAGATGGCGGTACCGGCCAGCGTTACCGCCCGGTACGAGGATGAAATCGGGCGCATTCGCAACCTCAACGCGCAACTGCTTGGGCAGGCGCCGCCGGCCGGACAGACTAGCGCTGTGGAGACCCCTGGAACGCCTCCGGTGGTGGGTCAATGATATGAGCGGAATCACTTTTACGCAAATAGCCTATCTGTCCATGCGGGACTTAGGCGTACTGCGCCCGGCGCAGGTCGGTTCGCCTGACGTACTTACCGATATGCTTGCAGCATGCAATTACATGCTCGACAGTTACAAGCTGAACCGATTCCTAGTCCTCGATCAAAGCGTGGCAACGTATGCGTTGACCGCCAATACCCAATCTTTCACAATCGGCGCTGGTGCGACGCTCGACGGCCCGCGCCCAACATCCATTGAGAAGGCCAATGTAATTGTTACTCTGGGTGGGAATCTCGTGCGGCAACAGTTAGAGCTTATAGATTTCAAGAGGTGGAGTGAGATCAATCTTCAGCAGGTAACTCCCAGCCTGCCGCAGAAATTGTATTACCAGAAGACAATCACCGGGGCTGGGTACGGTACGATCTTCATCTGGCCGCAAGCAGATGTGGCCTACGGCCTGGAACTTTATACCTGGGACCAGTCTTCCTGGAGCGGGTTTGCGGACTTGACGACCGCCTATGTCTTTCCTCCAGGGTTCGCGGAGATGATTCAAAAGAATCTGGCGGTGCGCACCTATCCCATGCTGCGCGTTTACCTCAAGATTCCGATGGAGCCGCTCGCATTCGGGGAACTGAAGTCTCTTGGGGAGCAACTGCGCATACAAATGCAGCAGTACAACGCCCCGGAAACCACCATCGCTCCAGACCGCACTGAGCCTGCCGGACAAATGATCGAGGCTGATCGTGAAGCTCCCCAGGTGAGACAGTGAGCGTTACGTTCAGCCAGATCGCTTACTTAGCGCTCCGCGACTTAGGAGACCTGAATCCGACAGAAACGGCGGCCGGTTCCATGCTGGGAGACATGCTCCTTGCCTGCAATAACATGATGGACTCGTGGAAGCTGGATCGCCTTATGGTCTTGCGCCAGCTTCAGAGCATTTACGCGCTGCAAACCAACGTTCAGGAGTACCGGATCGGACCTGGGCAGATCGGCTCAGGAACCGATCCCGTTACGGGGAATCAATGGAACGGAATCAACGCAGTTCGGCCAACGTACATCGAGACCGCGAATATCATTTTGAACAACTTTTCGCCCGTCGTGCGGCAACCGCTGGCGCTCATCGACTTCGAACGATGGGCCGATATCCGCGTGCAACAAATCCCTGGTTCTATCCCCCAGGCGTTGTACTACGACCGCGGATTCGACCAGATCTCCGGCTACGGCACGTTGAACCTCTGGCCCGGCCCACTACTGAATTACGGTCTGGAACTGTACACCTGGGACCAAACCCTGTGGAACGGCTTTGTGGACTTGATTACGCCCTATATCTTCCCGCCCGGCTATGTGGAGATGATTCAAAAGCAGTTGGCCGTCCGCTGCCGGCCGCTAGTGGAACTGGCGGGGCTCCGCATATCGCCCGAGAACTGGTCTGGACTGAAGATTCTGGCTGCCACGCTGAAGCTTGATATGGAGCAGTACAACGCGCCCACGCCGCTGCTTTCCTGTGACGCCGGATACCTCGGGAGCTCGCAGAAAGGGGCCTGGTCTTATGCGATAGGCGAGGATCGGGTTTTTGGGCGCGGATAAGAAAAATCTTACTTTTCCCGAAACCTGCTGCGTGTTAGCCTTCGGCCTAGTACTGCCATTCCGTTTACAGAGGGCCTTAAAAATGCTCATGATTAAGTCATGTCCCATGAAAGCATTCTGGCGGTTGACGGCATGAGCGTGAAATCAGTTATGGTCCTTTCGCTCTTGAGCATGGCGGTGCTTCAGGCACAGGTGGCATCCGGGAGCGTGCCGTCCGCTCCCGACTGGCTTAGCACAGCCTCCCAGCTTACCCTGCAAGGCGCTCTTATCGTCGCGGTGGCGATCCTCTGGAAGGCGCTGGGCGTCAAAGATGCGCTGATCGTTTCGAGCATCAAAAGCGTGACCGAAGCTCTCCAGCAGTCCGCGGCGACACAAGCCGAGTTGCGCAATGTGATCCATGAATCGGTGGAAACGAAGCGGCAGTTATCCGAGGAGATCGCCCTGCTGCGAGGCAGTTTGGGAGGCCTTCCTTGCACACATCAGGAGCATGGCGGAGATAAGCCTTTCGGCCATGTGCGCTGAAATGATGTAAAGTAGGCGTGAGATGCCAATTCTGCCGCCTTCGGCCTTCGCTTTCTGCGGCCCGACCTACCTGGGAATCTCCCCGGTAATCGACGCAGAGCGCAGCATCAACCTTTTCCCTGAGCTGGAGATTGGCAGCGCCAAGAGCCAAATCGCACTGATCGGCAGGCCGGGTATGTCGGCCACTCCGTTTATCACTCTCCCCACGTCTCCGCTGCAAGCCTTCTGGGTCGGAGCAAACCGCCTGTTTGTGGTTTCCGGCGCGACAGTGTACGAACTCAACCCGAACGGAACGATCAAGACAAACTATGGCGGCTACCCCAACGTCCTGAACGAGGGGCCGGTCTACTTCCAGGCGAACTCGGCCGGCACGCAGTTGATTATGTGCCCGGCGGGCTCGGGCCAGATTTTCAATGTGGCGGCCGGTCCGCCGGCGGTCATCCAGCAGGTGACAACGGTGGGCGTCGGACTTGGCTTCTACGGGATCGCCCTCGAATACCTGGACGGCTTTTTCATCACGATTGCGCTCGGCGCATCCCTCCAGACCTCCAGCCCGAACCAGATCAACGTGAGCAATCTTGAGGACGGCACCATGTGGGACCCGCTCAACTATGTGGTGCGCAGCGGATCGGCTGACCAGGTGATCGCCCTGGCGGTCCTCAATTCGCTTCTGTGGATCTTCGGAGAGCGCACCATCGAAATATGGTACGACGCGGGGAATCCGCTCTTTCCATTGGCTCGGATGCAGGGAGGTACGATCAACCTCGGTTGTCTCGCCGCGGCATCGGTCGTCAAGTTCTACAACACGATCATGTGGGCGGGCGCGGATGCCACCGGGTACTGCCAAATCTACATGACGCAGGGACTCAGCCCGAACCGGGTTAGCACACCGGCGATTGAGAACCTCATCAACCAGACCCCGGCATTCGAGCTTCCGCTGATGTGGGCCTACGCCGAACAGACTGGCGGCCACACGTTCTACGTGCTCAACATCTGCAATTCCGCCTACCAGCCCACGGCAACCTATGTGTACGACCTCAGCACGGGCTTGTGGCACGAGCGGGTTTATGGAGCGGCGGCGTGGCCCGTATGTTTCGCCAGTGCTCCGGGTTTCGTCTACCCGACCGGAGACGCGGTGGGGAACTTCGTGGGAGACGGCCAGTCCTCCGGCAATATCTACTTTTCGAGTCTCACCTACCCGAGCGACGGGGGAACGGCGATCAACTACACCCGCACAGCGCCGGTCATCAACAAGGCGAACATGCGGCTCAAGTACCCGCGCTTCGAGCTGGACTGCGATATCGGAACCGCGCAACCGCAGCTTTCCTACTCAAACAACGGGGGCCGGAGTTTCAACGCTTGGAGTTACCCACTTCAGCAGGCGCAGGATCAGAGCGCGCCTGGGACCTTCCGGCGATTCTATGCTCGGCAGTTGGGGCAGGCTCGGAACCGCGTCTACAGGGTTACGATCAGCGACTCGGCGAACCTTATCCGAATCATCAACGCCTATGCCAGCGTGGAGCCCGGTACGGAGTCCTGATGGCGCGGAAAAGTCTTCCGAATCTCGGATACAACCCGCCCCCGCTTCAGACGCCACTCACCGCAGAGACTCCCGACATGCAGGGAGTTCCCTACCAGCAGCGCGGCGGCCCTCCGCGCGCCCAGGTGCACCAAGCCTGGGCGGCCTTCCACGCCAACACCTACCAGCAGATTTGCTTGACGAAGTTCTCCAGGACGATCCTGCTGAATAACTTGGCGATTGCAAACCCGTGCGCCAACGTCATCACCGTGCATCAAATCGGCTGGGGAACTCGCCTGACGGCGATCCTTACCAGCACGATATCAGCGGATCTCACGGTGGTTTTCACCAAGGGCGCGGACATCATGACAATCACGGTTCCGCATGGGACCGCCATCAATACGCCGGTCATTGTGCCGATCGCGGGCATCCTGTTTCAGGATCAGGAGGTGATCGTGCCGAAGATCACGGCCAGCGGCGGCGACACATCGGCGCTGCCAATTGTGGCTGTCACGGTAGAATGGAACCTTGTGCAGTCGCAGAGCATAAACCAGACGCCACCCACGGGGGATCAGAACTGATGGGCTGTTGCAACGATAAACCAAACCGGCAACGAACTTGCCAGTTCTGCGGAGCCCGGGCAGATACGGTGTACCCTTCGCTGATCGGCACGCCGAGGCCTGCATGTACGCCATGCGCCGACAAGAAGATGCGAGAGACGAAACAAGGAGCAAATTAAAAGGCGTGCACGCAGATCATGGGTCCGACTGCGGTTATCGACCCGGAGTTCAACACCTTATGAAGTACTCGCAGACCACCGGGCAACTGACCAGCGACGACGGCGGCGTGCT